TGCTTGTTACTTTTGGATTGCCTTGCACTCTTATGCTTGATGGCTCTATCTCGCTCACTTTTACGCCATTTACACGACTTGAAAAGTAGCCTATGCGGTTTCTATATAGCCACCTAAGACGTGCAAAATACGTCCTATTTTTGCCATTTGGATAGTGTTCTTTTCTCCAGCCACTATCGCCGTTTATGGCTGAATTTATGCCGTCGTATAAGTCGCTTGCATCCTCAAAGTATTGCGCCCACTTTGGTAAGCGCTCGCTTTGTTTGTTACAAAACGCTAGAGCGATCGGCACTATTATGTAGCCAAGTATCTCGAGCGGCAACTCAATGACCACAATACAAAAGAGTTGCAAAAACTCTCTAAATTTAAGCATTACTCATCCTTTTTATCTTTTGGTTTTTCTTGCTCTTTTACTTTATATTTAGGGCTTTTAGGGCATCCGTCCCAAGTGCAATTCCCATCTTTATCTGGCTTGCTCGCACACACTTTACATCTTTTTATTCTTACTCTCATTTTTTATCCTTTTGTGTTGGTCTTGTTCGGACTACGTCCGAAAATTCATCTTTATCAAGATACCAAAATGGCTTTGTGCCATCCTCGTATTGAAATTTGGCAAAGTCATCAGGGTGTGTCGCCAAATGGGCGAATACCCTGATAATGTTTGCCATATTTGAGCTGTCCCAACCTTCGCATTTTCTAGCACGTAGAAAAATCACGATAGGGCAAAGTAAAACGCCTAAAACTAGGGATAAAACGCATATTATTATGTAGCTCATATTTTTCTCCTATATTGAACGATCTATACTCCACAATAACAACCTAAGCAAATCAAAGCCCCTACAACTAGCGATGTACCAGATACTATTACATAGCTCATTTTTGCCCCCCCCACTTATAGATGATCGGTAGGTGCTACCGTTATCGGCTCGATCCTTGTGTTTAGGCGCTCACGCTCTGCGATTAGCTCCTTATACTCTGCCCTGAGATTTTCAAGTACGGCGGTGTTACCGATTATCAAAGCGTGGCGGATATAGTTTTCATGCTCAGCGATTTCGACTTCGATCTCGGCTAGTTGCTCGGCGTGCTCATCGGTCTCGCCAGCCAAAAGCTCATTTAGCTCGGTTTCGTCTATCAAAGTTAGCCCCTTTTGTATTGGCTTCTCATTGTCCTCGTACGCGTAAATTTCGTTATTTTTATTTTTATAATATTTCATTTTGCTCCTTAACGTAGTTCCATCCACACAAAGCTAGATGGATTTATCTGGCTATTTGATGATGTAGTGACTTTATATGTTGCCCCTGCTGGCACAACTGCGCAAACATAACCGCTCCTACTACCGATATTTATTTTTTGCGTCAAAACATTGTCTATTAAAAGTTGTATATCTTCTGATGAGTTGTTTATTACGCCTGCTACATTTATCATTATTGCTCTATTGGTAGTATTCGTATATACTATGTCTTTTTTTCTTTGTGTGGTCATATTTTGCCAAGTTTGCCCTATACCTAGCCCTTTATTTGCATCTATCGCATCACTCACGGCTTTTTCGGTTACCGCTGCGTCCTCTTGCTTGGCAGTTATGACATTTTTAAGCTTCGTGATGCCTGCTTTAGCTTCGGTTGCAAGTATAGTTTTATCAATTTGCCCAGCTGTCGGAGTATTTACATTTTTGACCTTAATGATGACCACTACTGCCATATTGTAGGGTCGATTTTCGTTGGCAGTTGGGACTACTTTAGATGCATCAAAAGACACCACATCTTGATAATTGTTTGGTGCGTGAAGCGAAAAGTGCCACTGATGCCTTACTGTGTCATCAGGTCCTCCCGTGAATGCTCCAGTTGTTCCCCCCGCTTCTCTAATTGCAGAACCATAGCCATAACCAGTTGAACCTTTTATATTTCTGATCGCGTCTTGTTGAGCTGTGCCAAGTGCGGCAGCATTGCCACCGATAGAGCGCATAAACTTACCATCGGCGAAATTTGGCAAATTAAAGTTATCGCCACTTCCGCCGTATGTGTAGCCTATCACGTCAAATAGCTCGGCGTATTCTGCTTTTTTTAGACTTCTACCATCTGCCATCAAAAAACCAGCAGGGATAGTCTTTTGGCTTGGATAGCTTAGATATGTGCCTATTGGCAAGCCGTCTGTTAGCTCGATTTTTAGGGCGAATTTCTCATCGCTTTCACGTTTGGTATATGCATCGATCTTGTCGGTCTTTTTTAAAAATGTGGCGTCGCTCCACTCTTGTGTAGCAAAAACGATCCAAATTGTCGCTTCGTTGGCTGGGTTTTTGTTTGTATTTTGGCTTTTTGCCACATATACAACCCCATTTAAACTAACAACGGCTCCGATCGGATATTCCATATCTTTATCCCACTCGCCAACGCCTCGTTGCAATTGATAGGCAATTGACTTATCCACGCGATTAAAGGCGGCGTTAAAATATTCCATAGGCGGAATAAAGCCTAAATTTTCGGTTACACCCCAGCCTCTTTTAATGTTTGGAAACTCTACTATTTCGCCATCTTTTGCATCGCTGGCGAAAATCTCATTTTTTGGTTTTTCGTAAATCATTACTGCTCCTTATATATTCTTGCAAACTTGCCAACACCAAAGGCTAGATTGGCTTTATTTTGCTTGAAGCCAAAGCATTTTTTGTCAGCGATTAGTATCACGTTTAACCCTACGCCTACTGGGCGAGCTAAAATATCGTTTTTAAAAATTAGGTTTATTAAGAATTGTGTCGTCTTAGCGTTTTTCAAGACTAAATTTAGGGTCATATTGTAATTGTCAAATATGAAGTTGCCAGCCCCTAATAAAAACTCTAACGACTTATAGCTGTTTTCTAGTGTGCCAGTTTGATAATTTTTAATAATTTTTGCTTTTATTAAAAACCTATAATCGCTATCGTTTAAGTAAAAACTACCTTTTAACGAATTGCCCAAGCGGTAAAACTCGCCCTTATTAAAACCTTGTTTTTTCTCGGCTTGGGTAAAGGCAAAAAAATCTTTTAATATAAGATTTTGTTGCTCTCTACTTACGCCTACGTGGCGACCGACTAAGTCTAAAGCGTAACCGCTTGCCGTATCAATATTTAAAATTTCGGCTACTTTTATGGCGTCGTCAAAGGCTTTATACACTTCATCGTTTAGAAGCTTTGCGGTCGCTCTAGCCCTTGGTTTTTTGCGGTATTGCCAAATTAGCTCAACCATTACACCACCGCCAAATCAATATCGTTTTTATTGATCACACATATCTCACGTACGGCTACGGGCAGGCTTTGTCCGCCGTTTATTGTGAATTGCGTAACCTCAAAGCCCTTAACGTCGTTTATAATGCTATACAAGCGGCTAATATAAACGTCCTCGCCTATATTAAAAACGTGGTTAGATAATAGCTCTTTGATTTTATCCGTGTTTATATCAGTTGCGCCCTCGGTGCGTTTTATACGCAAAAATATTCTAGGGTTTATCTGCATTGGGCGGTCGAATTTAACCTCACGCTTAGCACCCAAAAACTCAATTTCTAGTTTTGTTTGTCCTTGTATGCCACAGCCACCTATTTTTTTTCTTAATATCGCCTCGCCTATTGCTGTATCATCTCCGCCTAAAACGATAGCATTTAGGCTATGTGGCTCTACTCCGTTGGCGTCTGTTTGATTAGTGTAGTTTTCCAAAACCTTGCATTGTTTTACGCCATTTAGGTTAAGTAAGTAGCTTTCTAGCCCTTGGCGCTCGTCGTTGTTGTTGATGCTATGGCTTTGCATAAATCTAAGTAATAAATCGCCGTCGCTTTCCTCGTCAGCCCCTAGTGTTGAGTTTTGAGTAGCTACTATTCTATCAACGCCTAGGATTATCTCTTGCATTTCTAGCTCGTCTTGCTCGTTTAGGATAAATGCTCCAGTTTCTTGGCTGGTTATACTAACGGCTTTTGACCCCTCTGTGCCTAGTGTTATTTCATAATCGGTCGCCCACAAATTGCCATTTTTGTCTTTTAAAATTGTGCCTTTTTTGATGATAGTTCCACTAGCCCCGTGTATCGTTACGCCACTAGCCCTGCTATAATCCGCCGTTTTCCTTAAAAGACCTGCATAAGCTACGCGCTGGTCTAGCCATTCGCCAGTCGCCAAATAAGGGTCTAGCATTTGAGTGATAAAAGTAAGCACTTGATTAACTTCGCTTAATGCTTCGCTAAATAGTCCTATCATTTGCCCGTCTGGTGTTGATGATCCTAGCTCTAAATTTTCGCCATAAATCGCCTTAAAGCCATTTTCTAAACGCTCTTTTATGGTCTCTAATTCATCGATTATTATTCTATTCTCACTCACTCGCATTTATATATAACCTTTGGCTTTCGTCGTAAATATCCCTATATTGCACCTCAATAGTTACCTTGCGTTCGTTTAGATTTATGTTTAATATTTCTAAACTACTAACGCCCTCAACGCTTAAGATTTGCCTTTTTATTTCGTCCCTTATTTTGTCAGTGTTGGGATTTTTTGATAAGTAGTTAAACCACCTAACGCCGTTTTCAAAGTCTAAAAACCAGTCATTGTAAAGGCTTAAAATTTGGGTTTTAACGTTTTGGGCTATTGCAGCACTATCCGCTTTATGTCCTAGTAGCCAATCGCCCTCGCTATCTATCGCCCTTACTTTCACTTACTCCCCTTAGTTTGGTTGTGTGGTTGTGCCGCCACTATCGCCGCCATGTGTATGGTGTTTTAAACTTACGCCACTACCTATCATATCTTTGGCGGTAATTGTGCCACTACTTACACTATTGCCCTCGACTTGTGAAAAATTTCCAACTAGGTTTTTATTCCCTATTTGCTTGTAGTCGCCTGTTTGTTCTATGTTGCCCTTGATTATGATTTTTCCCTCGGTTAGTTTTAGGTAGGTGCTTTTGCTTAGTGTTCGCATACAAACGCCGTCTAAATCTACATCTTTAACCGCTAAGGGGCGAGGGCTAAAGCCAGTTAAAAAGAAGCCGTCCGAGTAGTCGTGTAGCCTAAAATCTAACGGCTCGCCCTTGCTAGCACCAGCAAACCAGCCGTCAATGCAACGCTCAGCAAATACACAAAGCCCATGATCGCCTTTCCTTATCGGCGTAGTGATTACAAAATCGCCACCCCTAAAAAATTGCACTGGCACATCATCTATTGGCGGTAATGGCACACTAACGCCGTCACGTTTTAGCTCGTTTATCATCGGCTCGACTTGCACCGTATTATCACCTGCGTTAAATTTAAGCACCTTAGCAGGTAGCGCCGTATGCACGCCTGCCTCAAAGCTTAATAATCCGCTATCAAAAATTTGTGTTAAATTTGGATCGTTCATTTTTTCTCTACTTTGTGAAATTTGCCATTTATGGCGATTAGCTCCGTTTGCCACGTATCGTTTAGAAAATCGCCACTATGCGTTAGCTGGATTATTTTATAGTCGCCGTCATATTCGCTTAGAATTGATTGTATTCGCACGAGCGAGCCGATGTTTAGTTTAGGGTTTAGTAAGCACGTAACCCTTAGTCCGTCGTCTGTCTTTTCAGGGCTATTAATCAAGCCAGTTTTTTCACTTAAAACAAAGCCCTCGCTATCGTTGATTACTTTATCCTTTGGTAAAATATTTAAATTGCCGTCTAATATATGCCAGTTAGCGTCATTGTTTTTGGCTACGTGTTTTAAATAGTCCTTTATATCGCCGCTTAATACTTTGCACCTTGGCAGGGCTTTATCCCTTGGCAAATCCACCACGCCTTGCTTTGAGCTACTCATCGCCTTTACGCACATATTTACTACGTCGCTATCTTTTACGCCAGCTTTTAACGTTGTGTATAGCCTAGATTTTGAGTAGTCGTTTTGTCCGTCGCCGCACTCAATATGGGTAATAAAATCTAAATCATTACGGCTGGTATAAGCCTGCGTTATTTGTCCTGCAAAAATTAATCTTGGCTCGTCGTAGCCTGCAAATAATTTCACTTGGTTAAAAATCTTATTGGCTATTTGATTACGGTTATTGGCATTTAGATTGTAAATTTCTATTTTGCTAGTGTTTGGCTCTTCGCTTATCGTCTTTTCGATGCTAAAACTAATTGCGAGATTATCTATTACTATGCTTTGTTTATTGTTGCCTATTTCTAAGCGGTAGCGCCTGCCGTATTGCCTCACGTCCTATCCTTTGCTATCTCGCTCATCGCTGCGTTAAACTCCTTTTTATCGACGGCGTAAAGCTTCAAGCGTTCGCCTAGCTCGCTAAAATCTACGCAATTAACGCCGCTTTTCGTGGTATCGACTAGCATTAAAACAAAAGGTAAGTTTTTATCAATAAGACTTGGTGCATTAACCGCTAAGCCCTTATTAAAAGCTAAAATTTTATTTGTGTTTAGATCGGTTAAATCATATTGCCAAACTGCACCAACCTCGTTATATTTAAGGGTTAGTTCTAGCTCCATGCCGAATATATTAAAATTTTGCGTTTGTTTTAGCTCGGTCGTTGTCATTATTTCGTAAATCAAAATATATCCTTTAAAAGGCTTGTTTTCTTTTGTTTAGGTTCGGTCTTGCCTAAATTTACGGCACTTTTACTGCCATTTAGCCCTACGTTTAGCCCTTTCGCCGTTTTTGTTTCAACAATAAAAACCTCCTCGAGCGTGAGCGTAACGTCAGCGTATAGGTCGCTTTCAGTGGTTACTTCAATGCTTGTAATTAGCATATTCCTATATGTTTTTAACCCAGTTGTCACTATCAAAAACTCGCCGCTCTTTTGCACTTCTAAAAGCTTTTCGTATAGGCTTTGTAGTCTATTTTTAGCGGTGCTGTTGTCCTTATTTTCTTTTCCGTCAGTTAAAAATGGTGCTATTTCGCGTATTTTCTTATCAACGCCAAAAATCCTAGCGTATCGCATTGCCTCGCTCTTTATATGCTTTACATTGTTGTAGAGTTTGTATGCCTTTTGTGTAAAGCGATGGGCGGTTTTTATATATGGCAGGTTAAAACGGACTACTTGCATAATCTCGTCAAATTGCGTAAAGCTAGGTGGCTCATAAGCTACTATTTTGCCCTTGATTGTTATTTGCTTTGGTTCTAGCACGGCGTGATCTGCCACATTTGCACCGCTTTCAATAGGATTTTTAGTAGTGCGTAGCGTGCTTTTATTATTTTCTTGCTCGGTTGCGTCTAGTCGAAACGTGCCTATCTTACGGCTTGCTACTTCAACCATTAGTAGCCACCTCCCACATTATGATAAGCAGCTGCTAAATTTAATTGATTTTGTTTTTGCATTATGCGCTCAACCATTTCAGGATTTTGGGTTGTTATGTTGTATGTATTTGTTATATCTCCGCCATTGTATGTATTCGTTCGATTGTTATCTGCGTATTGCGTCGCTATCGCTGCTTTTGGCGTATCGTTACTAAAGCCTAAAAAGCTTTTTGTGCTTTCCCACATATCGCTAGCGGTTTGTCCTATATCAAAGTTTTTAACCGCGTTTATAATTGGCGCTATATATTCATCATATTGTTTTCTTATCCATTTAAACGGCTTTTCAAACGCTTTTAGGATAGCGTCACCCACGTCTTTAAAACCTTTTTTTATTAGCTCCCAATCGCCCGTAAAAATGCCATATAACACTTCAAAGAGAGCAATTATTGCATTTACGCTTTCGGTAATAAAATTAACCACAAAATCCCAAACTTCTTTAATTGTTGGTTCGATTTCTTTGTATAACGCTATGGCTTTTTTGCCCCACTCTATACAAGGTTTCCAATAGTCACCGAATAAGCTTTCGCCGCCGTCTAAATAGGTCATTAGATCATCAATTAGTAAAATAAGACCGCCTATTAGTAAA